GACGTGGTTTCATTGATGAAAGAAAAATATAAACATGTTAAAAAAATGATAGATAAGGATCTTGTTAATTATCTCACTAGTTTTTCTTTAAATACGACAGAATGGGTAGGAGATGATCAAGCTCCTCAATCCCATTGCGCTCATTCCAAAGACGAAATTATATATAAACATTTATTACATTTTCTACATCCTCGGATGGAAAAAGAAACAGGATTAAATCTCCAGCCTACGTATTGTTATAATAGAATTTATTTTCCAGGATCCGAATTAAAAAAACATACCGATCGTCCTGCGTGTGAAATCAGTCTATCTCTAACTTTAAATTTTTTTTATGCTGATAAAAAATATAAATGGCCTTTGTGCATGGGAGATATTCCTATTGTAATAGAGTCAGGCGACGGTGTAATCTACAAGGGATGTGAAATAGAACATTGGCGTCCTGTATTTACTCAACCTAGTCCTAGTTGCCACCATCAAGCATTCCTACATTATGTAGATAAAAATGGTCCGTATAAAGATTTAAAAGAAGAAATTTAAGAATAATTAGGATCGTAGTCTGGCCAAGTCTTATCCCATACAAAAGTCTCTGTAGGATTTCCTGCATCTTCATGTGCAACCAAAGCAGTCGTATAAGCTTCATCATGCTGAAGTTGTGCAGTTTCAATTTGTAATTGTCTAGTAGTTCCCCAATCCAATAAATCTTGAATCGTAGTATTTCCTACACTATCACTTGCTGAATTCAAATCAGTATTTCCTGTCATATTTCCTGTAGAGGGATTTTTTGTTTGAATTTCATTAGGACCGACAGCATCATTAAAAACTACATAATGAGTATTGTCCGGTAAAGTAGGCATTGAATTTCCTTTATCTGCCCATTGGATAATAAAATTGCCACCATCTACATCTATATAATCTTGATACGAAATTACTATTTGGGTAGCCATTTTTAATATCTAATAATATAGTTTACTACCACGTATGGCGAAAATGAATTTGTTCCTGAGGCAGTAACCGCTCCTGTTAGAGCATTACTTAGGGCCACATTTCCTGTCAGTGTTCCTGTAGTTGTCACAGCCACATTTCCTGTCATCGTTCCCGCTAAAGTATGTGTATGAGTATGTCCTGTTCCTGATCCTGCATTATCAACAGCAGTATTACTTGATCCTCCTGCGGGAGGAGCTGAGTTTGCACTATTCACTCCAGGAAAATTCATTCCCAATTTATTTGTACCACTAGGTGCTTGTCCACTTCCCCATCTCCAGTTGTGATTATGAGAAGCTAATTGAGCGGTAGTTAAAGAAGTATTTGCAATGTTTCCTGTCACTGTCACTGCTTGGTTGTTGGCTACAGTACTTGTAGCCGTAACAGCCTGGTTATTTGCCAAAGTGCTATTAACAGCCTGGTTATTAGTCACGGATACTGTTACAGTATTCGCGCCTCCAGTTCCTGCTAAATTATAGGTATTACCATCGTATCCCTGAGGTGCCTTACCCTGAAGATCTGGAACATTAAAATGTGTTCCATCAGCCGTACCATAAGTTGTTCCTATGACAGCAAATAAATCCGCATAGGTTCCTGTTCTGACAAGAGATGCACCATCACAAAGGACGTAGCCATCAGGAGCTGTCGTCTTGCCCCAAGGCTTAATTGCACCTACTTCACTTCTACCTGTTAATTGTTGTAAATTAGCCATTAGTCGTTATTTGCTAGCCTCCATCCGTTTGTTGAATCTGAGTATACCAGTTTTATTGCTGCATTGTCAGTAGAAATTGTTAAATCCGCTGCTGCTCCTTGTATATTTTCCGAGTTTCTTCCAACTGTTATATTAGCCGTTGCGGCATTTGCCACACAATCAATAATACTTACTTCATCTCCTATACTTGGAGATGCAGGAAGTGTCACTGTAAATGCCCCTGTAGTTGCTGTATCGGCAAAAACTCCTTCTCCTGCTGCCGCAGTATAAGCTTCTGTTTTAATTCCTTGCCATGCAGTACCAGCAGTTCCCCATGATAGGACTCCAGCAGTAGTTGATTTTAAAGCTTGCCCATTGGCAGTTGCAACACCAGCAGGCCAAGTAACTGTATATGTAACTGTAGTTCCTGATGCTTGGTGAGCAATATGCTCTCCACCAGTTGAATCCTGCAGTCTAAGATCTCCTTGAGCAACAATATCTAATTGAGTTGCGCTAGGAGAATCAATATTTCCATCAGCATTTTTAATTATAGCTTTGCTTGCTGGGAGTGTGCAAAATATTTCTTTTGTCCCCGCACCAAAACTGACTGCACTATCACTATTTGAACTAGAGATTGGTGTTGTACGTGTAATAGTTGAACTATCAGCAGCTAAGGTTCCTAACCCTACTTCCCACTCTGTAGGAGTGTCAGTATTAACAATTGCATAGTATGTGGTATTTGAATTACCAATACCAGCTGAAAAAGTTTCAAAACCTGACGTTGCTCCGGCAAAGGTCATTGCCCCCGTTCCGGTTGTGCTCGAGGTCTCCTTTACACGGTCATTAATTACTAATGCCATTTAAGCTCCTACGCTAGTCTAAGAATAGCGTTCGATGCGTCTGCTGCTGGAAACTGTATGGTAAACGTTCCAGCTGTCGATGTTTTATCCCCGCCAAAATCTAAGGCTACAACCGCTTTATCTGATTCACTAGAGTTGTAAATTAATGCTCCCCTTGCAGTGATAGTCGCAGTTGACCAAGACGAATCTGCAAAGTCACAAACAGCTGTATCAGTACTTAATACTGGAGTAACACTAGTTAAAGAATTTCCTCCTGCAGTATACCCAGTTCCTGATACTTCGTTGTCTGTTGAATCATAAACAGTCGTTGATTTATTTAATGTAGCGGAGTTAGTAAACAAAGCAATTTTAAAAGTATCCCCTGTAGTCGCAGTAAAATTATGAACTGCAGTTAATACTTGTGTTTTAAAACTGTTTGCAACAGCTTGCGTGATTGCCATTTTATTGTCCTCCTTGTTGTGTCGAGCCACCCATTGGCTTTATTGATCCTAGTTGAGGTTGAATCGATGGACGAGGAATTCTTATTGCACCGTGCATATATTCGTCTCGTTTCGCTCTACCCATTTGTTGCATAGCTACGGCTTGAACGGCCCCAGCATATGATTGTGTATACATCTGCAGTATGTCCATAGGACCCTTCAAAAATTGAAAAGCTTCCACAAGACAACCGTATAATAACGCCTTTGGAGCGTTAAGACTTAACCAAGAAGTTGTATTAGTACTTGATAAAGCCTGATCCAGTTTACTCAATGCCAGTTCAAAAGTCAATCCTGAACTTGGAGTTGGGACAACATATATACTGTTATAATCCCATTGTGTATAATATTTAGGAGTACCTGTCAAGTTTCTATTTGGCCAGTACTCATTCATAAAAGATCTGTCCTTTTCCTCTAAAAATGTTCTATCCCCTGTAGTTGTAGCAGAAGCTGTATCAGCTACAATATTAACACTTCTTATGACAGAAAATGTAGATGGTGTAGGAGCTGATCCTCCGGGAACAATTAAGAAAGGGTTAGAGGCAGTAAAAGTTGTATATTGATAAGCATGAAAAGCTGGAATATCCAATTCTTTTACAAGTTCATTTTCAGTATGTTGAATAAAATCGTCGGTAATGGTTGAAGTTAAAACATCTGTGCTAACTTCTGTATAATCTAATATCTGTTGTGTTAATTGCGCGTATGTTGTCATTATGAGAGTTGAGTAACAGGTCCTGCTGAGACAGGATAACCTCCTCCTTTAATTCCACCAGTTGTAGCTGTGGAAGATCCAGTTGAAAAATAATACCAATCATCAGAATCATCACTAGATCCTGTTACATATTTTCCTTTTGTAATTGTATAGCCAGCATCAGCACAAAGAACTGCTCCTGTAATGCCATCCACTGCTCCACAATCAGCAAATTTATCTGTTTCTGAAGATACAAAAGGAGTTCCTCTAAATCTTATAGAATCCCCGGTTGATCTTCCATGATTAGGAGAAAGAACATTTATAACTTGTGACCCAGAAGAATAAGTTTCAAATGGATTATCAGGTAATAAAATTAAAGTAGGTGGTTCTATTCTTGCGGGTCTTGCCCATTCTAATGCTTGGGGATCAGGTGAATGCTCATGTGGCATTAGCTGAGGTGCTTTTGGTTCATATTCACTTGTATGCACTTTAGCTCCTGTCCATTCCGTAACCATTTCCGTATAAGGAAATTGTAATCCGCTACGATCGGAAATAAATTTAGAACGTTTACCGCTAGCGTAAGCCATATATTAGGTCCAAGTATAAGTTTGTTTTCTGGCAAGTCCTACACCTTGTGTAGACCCAGTAACTTTTCCTTTACTAATTTTAAAAGGTGTTCCACCAGAAGCTTTTCCTTCACTAGTAGGTGCAATGCCTTTAGTAGTAATAGCTCCGGCTTTAACAGCTTTAGGTGCGTCTATTTGTCCTCTGTCACTCCATACGCCGGCTTTCTTTCCAGAAGCTTCACGGCTATTAGCTGTAGATTTATTCCAGTTTGAATTACTCATTTTTCCTCCTTTTTACATTCGCAGTCTGTACATTGGCAATTGTCTCCACAATTGCAATCAGGACCACATTCACATTTTGGCATATTATCTCCTATGGGATATATGCTTGTGCTGGTTTAACTCTAAACGAGACTCTTTCTCTATTAGTATCGGCAGCACGTTCAAATTCTTCATCATAAATACTTTTTAACATAGGACTCATCATGGGAGCTCTTTTAATACTTATATAATACGCTAATGCAGCCGTCAAGCAAGGAAGAAACATATAAGGCACATCAACAC